AAAATAAAGTCCATTTTGAGTTCCAAAATAACCAACACGTTGTCTTAAATTTGTTTTAGCTTCATTCATTACAAAAGTTGCAAGAACTAATAAACCTTTACCTGGTTGATAAAGCATTGATCTATAAGACTGTCTAATTACTTCAGCACCAGAAGCTGTTGTTACATCCATACGAACAGCGGCTTCATTAGGTAAAAAAGTAGTAGATCCACCAGTTACTGTAGAAGTGTCAAATTGATTATCTATTGCGTATCTGTTTGATGAATCAAATATTGTGTAAGGTTCTGATACTCTTAATCTTCCAAATGCATCGGTATTAGTTCCACTTATTGCAACATAAGATGGATTACTTGGTCCTGAATTTACATTTTCGCAACTCATCTCATTAAAAACCAAGTTTTTCTATCTTCTAAATCTTGAATATCTTTAGGGTAAGTAGAATTTAATATTTTAATAATATCTAAAATATCTTCAATGAGTTGATTAAAATCAACAGAAGCATATTCTTCGGGTGCATTATTAAGACGTGTAAGTGGTATTTTAGCCATAGTTTATATGGTATATTTGATCAATATACTTGTACAGTTAAGAATTACTCCTTAACTAATTCTTCTTGAGTGTTTACCATCTCTTGTTCGATACTCTTAATCTCTTTAGAGAGATGAATCATACCTAGAGTTACTTGATAATGAGCTAAAAATTCACTTGCCCATTTTGCTTCAAGTGCTCTCTTTTTGTTCAAAAGATTTAGTAGTTTTGTCTCCACTATTCTTTATCTCCTCAATAGTAAGATAATTAGATGTTTCACTAATTAACTTATCCATATATTTCCAGTCGAAATGTTTAAGTGGAATTTTCCACAACAATTCTTCTGCTTGTTCTAAACTATCACATTCACATTGTCCCGAGGCGTAATATCCTCCTCGTCTGAATTGATAGCGCACAATCATTTAGATTGGCATACCACATTTTATATGTAATGTAAATAGCTATTTAAACCAATGAGGAACGCCGTTTTTCCACGTTGCGAACTTAATTTTTTCTTTAATGTAAAAAGTCTTATAAGCTGTAATTGGATTTTTATGCTTATATTCGTCAGGCATACAAAGTGGTATAGGTGTTGCTCTAATCTCAGGAATATTATGAGGCGGAATTGATAAATGAGTAGCTAATTTGATCCATGACGCATGAGTTTTGCTATATCTTTCTTCGTACTCTTTACATAGATTATACCATAACTGCCATAACCATTCGTAGTTTTGAATACTAGAACGTGTCCATATATTACTCGGATGATTGATATGACTCGCTAAATACAGGCTATTTTCACGTGAATCGTCAAGCTTCCATACTCTTACTTGTCTTTTACCCGACTTACTTGATCCACGGCTCTCTATTCCATCACAAAGCCGGTGGGCTGTAGAGAGTAACTGCGCATATTCGATAATCATTTTAACTACGTGCTTATCGCAATGATACTCTGCACATTTTTTAGGATTTTCGTCTAAATAAAAGATATTCATTTTTTAAAAAGACAAAGAACAAGACCGTTTATTCCGATATAACCTTTATATTTACCTCTTTGAATAACAGGTAAATCGTTAAATAAAAAAGTGTTAGCTTTTAGAAGTGTAATATTTTTTTTATATTTTTTTATAAAAGAAATATTAATCCATTTATATTCTTCTTTCTGTTTCATAATAATTATATAATATTTTTATTTACTCATAAATAAAACAAGTAAATAACCTAATAGAAATATAAATATAATTTCATAAATTGAGAGTAATTTAAAAAGTTCAATCATGGGTACAACATTAATGTCCACATTAATAATATAACTAAAATAAATATAATTACTAAAACAATTATCATTTAAAATAACTTTCTATAATATCATTTACGACATGTTCGTATTTCCAACCAATCCAAATTCCAAAGATTGTGCCTAATATAAACCAGATCATGCGTAACAATATATCGTTAATTTAGAAGTACTAGCAGCACCCCATATTTCGTGATCATCTCCTGGAGATAATTCTTTTATATCTTCAATATCATCGATGTCAAATCCATTATTTTCTGTAAAGTGTTCTTCAGCATTTTTTTCAATCCACTCTATAAAAGGTTTATTATCATTACTGTTGTTATTATAACCCCACCAGTAGATTAACATGTATTTATTTTTATTCATAAGTCCTTAATATTTTATGCATTTCAGAGACACATAAAGATTCCATATGAGCTTCATGATCTCCATCATTATTTGTGTTATCATAGACAAAAACTAAATCAATAGACTTTAAATGATTTTCTAAAGCAGTTTTTAATTCAGCTTTTGTTTTATGATATATTTTCCAATTATCTTTCTTCTCCATTTTCATCCCATGTTTGTATTATATCTCTAAACTCTCTATTCAAATGATCTTCTTCAATAGTTTCATCTATGATTTTAACGCCATATTCTTCTTCACAATAATCAGTTTGAATATAAGCTCCCATATCTTTTTCACTATTACACGAAGAAAAGAACTCATCTTTTCTTTTTTTCCAAAGTTTTTCGTCAGTTATTTCTAACTCAAAAGTCGTTGGAATCATTACTTCAACTTTTACTGTTATATTTTTCATTATTATCCTTTCTTTTAATAAGCCAGTCCATTATGATTTCTTTTAAATAAAATCTATAATGGTATAGATCATCAAAATATTCTCTATCTTTCTGTCTTATTTTATTACTATTAATTAATTCGTTCAGTTTATCTACAGTAATAAATTTCATTTCTTTTTTTTCTTGTAATTTAAAAAATCAATAACATTTCGTCTTGCAAAATACATATCAAATAATTTTTGTGATTCTTCTAAAAACTTTTGAGGTGTAATAACTTTATAAATTTGAACTATCTCTTTATGAGGATTAAAAGCAGGATCTTTTTCGTTTTGATGATAAAATTTTTTTGCTGAAACTAATCTTTCAAAAGGACCAATAAAACGAATTGTATTAATTGTACTACCAACCCCTATGAAATAATCAGATTTATTCTCCTTGCTCATCTATTAAAACTACATTTCCAACTATATGAGTTTGTTCTACACGAGTACGATCAATCGTTCCTGGATTTTCGTTTTCGTACCAAAACCAATAATCTTGATATGCTTTCGTAGCTTTTTGATTTACTGGTAAATGATGCATGAGACCTTCTTCGTTAACCCACATCGTATAGTTCTTACCATTATATCTTCCTTGAGATTGTTCTATTAAACCACTAACTACTCCTTGAAGATGTTCTAATTCTTCTATAGGTCTTTTTAAATCAGTTTCGATATTTAAACCTGACGACCATATAAAGATATGTTTATAAGTTTTACTCATGTTCTTTCTTTCTATGTTAACGAGAGAAAAACCGGGTGGCGATTTTTCTCTCAATTTTAATTTAAATTAATACTTATCAATTTAATACAATATTTTCTTCTCTTTCTCCTAAATTATTAAAAATATTATTATCTACATCTAATTGATATAATTCACCATTATCATGTTCAAATAGAACTCTTGTTCTATGATCTCTGATTTTAGCATAAAAAAGAATAGGCCAATCTTGATCTTCATGAAATTCATCAAAATTATGTTCTTTAAAATGTCTTGGCCAATTATTTTTTAAAGCAATTTCATTTGCTTCTATCAATTGATCACGTTTTATTATTTTTACTTTCATTATTATCCTTTCTTAAATTAATAATAACTTCTCTTAATAAATAATAATACATCTTGTTCTCACTAAAATTATATAATTTGGTAATAAGGATCAACGGTTCTTTAACTCCATTATCTCGTAAAGCTCTAAATGATTGATAAGCATGATGATTATTCATCATGATCATATAAAATCTTACACTATCGCATTTACTTTTAAATACTCTTACACCAAAATTGGCATATGGTTTACGAAGTGGTTTTAATTGTTTTTCTTCTTTCTTATATGTTCTAATTCCAAAAAGATTATTTGCTTCTATAGCAAATCGACTTGTACCATAATCACTTTCTACTATCGCCTGAGCTATTATCATTTCATCAGGTATTCTTTGATTTTTAGGAATATATTGATGATGATAATCTATACATCTTTGAAGTTCAACAATAAATTCCCTATTGTTATTATACTTAAAGACGGGTTCTTTTAAAGTTGCTGAAAAATTTAAATAAATAAAAATAGTCAGCCATAGTAGTATATGGATATATATTAAACCGTGTGAATAAAGAGCTTTAAATGAGCTTTTTTTCATATAATTTATTATTATTTTAAATTTTTAGATTTTTAAGTATACAACTAATGTATAGTAAATTCAGTTTGAAAATTTTCTACGTATTTAGGAATTTCTTTTAGATAAGGTATAACTTCTAAGTCAATAAACTCAAAATCTTTCATTTTAGCTTTTAAAAAATTAAACATTCTGTAAGTTCTAGGAAAGAAAGGATCATTATCAAATTGTGCAAACTCTAGTGTAAGTATCTTATTTGGATTTTTCTTTTCATAGTAACTTATTTCTACCCAATAATTACGAGTAGGTGATGAATGAAATTCATTTAATAACTTATCTATTTCATCTTTAATATCAAACATATGCATAACACTATAAGTATTAATTTTGAAATTAACAGCCCGAAATTAATTTTTTTATTTTTGGATTATCTTGCAATAATGTAATAAAACCATTAGTTAATTGATTAACTAATAATTCTTCTTCCTTTTCTTTATCAAATAAAAATCCTCCATCTGCACTTAATCCTCTTTCAAAAAGAATTGCGTGAAAACATTCGTGGAGTAATGTATTAAATTTTTCTAAATCAGAAATTGAATTTGAAATTGTAATTTTTTTAGTTTCGTGATCAAATTCACCGTAGTCTTCAGTGGACGTAAATTTCACGTCCACCGTAAAATAACCTACTTTAATTTGAGATATATCCTCTAGCATTAGCATTTACCTGAGTATTTAGTCCAATATCGTTGGCTTTTTCTGAGCCACGACCGAAAGCTACTCTATCTCGAACACTAAATCTAGTTGATTTTGATACTAATTTTATTCCTTGATTTTCTAACCATTCCACCACTGCTTTTTCTTCATTTTTATAAGATAAAGGTAAATTATCAGGGTTATCAATTCCAGTATATTCTACTGGTTTATTTGATTCTGCATATTTATCTCTTAATCTTTGTGATAAACGACTAGCACAACCTTGTTTAAAAGCATGTTTCATTCTATTTACTTCGCTTCTATTGCCAGGAACTTTCTCAAATTCTTTATCAGCTAAACGTTCTACTGTCTCAATAAAATAATCTGACATATGTTTAGCTACAATTCGATTTGATTCTCGGCCAACAAAGACTGTAACTTTAACCCTTCTATATAATTCATCTAATTTAGATGAACTATAAGTAGTACAATAATAAAGTTTTGCAGTTGCGTTTCGTATCCAACCTCTCCATACGTCACGTTCAACTTCAAAAGATTCTTTATTAATTGGTTCTACATTCTCATTATTCTTAATCTCACCTAGAGAAAGATTATGAGCTTGTAAAAGTTTTTGAGCCATATCTGCAGCCATCATCGCTTCGTTTTCAGAAGCGCCTTTGTCTTTAGATACTGCCAAAAGCTTTTGTATTTTTTTTATTATATCTTCTTTTGACATTTCTACCTTTCTGTTACGAGATAAATACCCACACAATTGGTTAATTATTAGAGTATTTATCTCTATTCTTAATTTATTATATAAAAATTATTTTTGCGACAATATTATCTTTATTGTGTTCCAATCTTTAGCAAGTGCACGTTTTTCAAATTCTTCTTTAGATAATCCTATTGCTAAATCATTTCCATCTTTACCAGCAAATAAATAAACTTCTCTATCTTTTTTAACTAAAATAAAAACTTTACCACCATATATACTATAAGCTCTATGCCAAGCTAATTGTTCAACAGTTATTTTTAATTTAACTTTTGTATTATCTCTTTTAGGTGTTTTAAGATATTTACCCTCAATCCAACCTGATACACCGTTAACACAATAATGAACGTCAGGGATTCCACGTTCTATTTGCGTTTCAATACGTTGAATAAAAAAATTATTTAATTTATTTCTTATTTGTTTCCAGAGTAGTTTTTCCATCAAATTTACATACAGGGATTGACTTCATCTTATGTAAATTCTTAATTCTAAGTTCTAAATATTTAGTGTAATTTTTATCAGAAGGATCTTGCATAGCTATTTCTAATTCTTTATAACTCATTCCTAATTGATCAACATCTGTTCTACCATCTGACCATAATCCATCTGTTGGATCTGCCATAATTATTTCATCTAATATTTTTAATTCTTTACCCATTTTCCATACATCTGTTTTTAAACAATCACCAATTGGAGATATATCAACTCCACCATCTCCATATTTAGTAAAGAATCCTACACCAAAATCTTCTACTTTATTTCCAGTTCCTACCACTATTCCATTACATGAAGCTGCTATTTGATATAAACACATCATTCTTAATCTGGCTCTTGAATTAGCTAGACCTAATTGAGATGTAAATTTTAAATCAGTTAAACTATTTTCAAAAGCATTAAATACATAAGTTAAATCAACATCAACCCCGTATGCATTTTTAAATTTATTAGTAAGCCAATTTTTATGAGCAATAGATAAATCATGTTGTTCTGGTCTTTGATGTATTGGCATACACACAACTAAAGTTTTAAGTCCAGTCATTGCTGATATTGTGCTTACTACAGATGAATCAATTCCTCCTGATATACCTACAACTAAACAATTAGCTGGATTAGGCATTTCAGTTACATAATTAAAAATCCAATTTTTTATATTTTCTATTCTATCTATTGGTTGCATATTCCTATTGGTATATATTTAACATCGTCTTTAACTTTTAAATACCTAAATGGATCAATGACTATAGAACCTGGATAAAAATAAAAATGATGAAAAGCATCGTGTTTAGTTCCAATAAAAAATAATTGAGGTTTATTATTCCACTCATAACGTTTTACATGTTCTTCAACTTTACCATCTACATAAGGATCCCAAATATTAACAATAGGTCCTCTTTCTTCTATAAGATTTTTAAGAAGTATTGAAGGACTTCCTAAAGTTAAATTAGTTTCGGGTTTAAAAGATTTACCTAATACATTTATATCTAAATCATTTCTATTTTTCATAATTAAATCAACAAGCCAATCTGTTTGATGTTCACGTTGTTTCATAATCATATCGTACCAATTAAATGATAAATTTAATTTATTAGCAAGATATGATAGAGCTATATTATCTCTAGGATGACAACCACCACCATCTCCCATTCCACCTTGTAAATATTTATTACTTATAATTCTAGTTGTACAAAGTGATAGAGCTTTAGATACTTCATCTATATTTGTATTAGGAAGATAATGACATGTTTCCATTACAGTATTAATCATAGAAATTTTAGTTGAAATAAAAGTATTATAAACTACTTTTATTAATTCAGCATTTTCTAATGTTGTTTTAAAGAAAGGACTGTTATTTATAGTTTTATAAAATTCTTCAGCTTTTTTAGCAGCTTCTTCATCTTCAACTCCAAATAATATAATTTCACTATTTAAAAAATCATTAATAGTAGTACCCATTGCTATAAAAAATGGATTGTAACAAAGTTTAATATAATTATTTAGCACAGGCATTATCTCTCTACGAATTGTACCTGGGAGAACTGTTGAAATTATAATAACTACAATTTCTTTTCTATGAACCATTGCTTCTAAAGCTAGGTTTCTTAATCCATTTCTTAAATGTTCGTAATTAAAATCAGCTCTTTCTTTAGGTATTCTTGTAATACCTTCGTACTTTTCTTCATGAGGAGTTTGAATTGGGACAAAGATTATATCACAATCTTTGACCATATCGCTTATATTTTTTATTTGAATATTAGATTTATTTAGTAGTTCTTGTGCACCTTCTTCTCTATAATTGAGGGTTTTTGTTCTTATTCCTTTTAATGTAATTGGACTAATATCAGTTCCACAAACTTTATGTCCTTTATTTTCTATTGCAAGAGCTACTGGTAATCCTAGTTTTCCTAATCCTAAAAATCCTATGTTCATTATTTAGCAGTGCCCCAACTATCTCCTTTCTCAATATCTATTTTAAGAGGCACTTTAATATCTACACAGTTTTTCATTATCTGTATAGCTTCTTCAAAACATTTTTGTTTTGATTTATCAACTGAAAAATCAAGTTCATCGTGTATTGTTAATTTAATATCTATTTCACTCATAAGACCTGATTCATATATTTTAAGCATTGCTGCTTTAGTAATATCGGCAGATGAACCTTGTATTAAAGCATTTAAAGCTGTATGAGTATAAGCTCTTTTTAATTCAGTATCAGGATATCTTTCCATAGCTTCTATTTTAGAATAAGCCATACTTTGAAAACTATCTTTAGGTTCCCATTTATCAAATCTTCTTTTACGTCCTAATAAAGTTTTAATATATCCTCTTGTACTTGCAACATGTGCTACTTGTTTAGATAATTCTTTTACAAAAGGTACTCTACTATGATATTTATTAAATAATTCATAAGCTGAATCATCATCTAGTCCCAATTCTCTTGCTAATTTCTTATTACCCATTCCATAGAATAATCCTAAATTAATAGTCTTAGCTTGTTTTCTTTCTATACTAGCCATTTTAGCAACCATTTCATGAAAATCTGTATCATTATTATTAATAAATTCTTCTTGTATTTTCTTCGCTGATTCCATATTTTTAATTACAGCGTAATGTACTAACACTCTAGGTTCTTGTTGAGAGTAATCAGCACAATACCAATCTTGACTTTCTTCTGGAATAAACAAACTTCTGATCAACGGTCCAAGTTCAGGGTCTCTTGCAGGTACTTGCTGTAGATTAGGATTACTAGAGCTAAATCTACCTGTAACAGTTCCCATAGAATTAAATTGACAATGAATACGACCACCAACTGCTTTCTCTAGTATCATATTCTTTATAAAAGTATTTCTAATCTTATCCAACTTTCTAATATCTAAAATTGTTTTAGATATTCCATCATTTTGCTGCTCAAGCCAATCTTGAGTGAAAGATGCAGTTCCTTTTTCCGTAAAATTATATTTAATTTTATTTTTATCATATGCTTCTTTTAATGACGCATTAGCCCAAACATTTACGTCATGTCCTCCTGATCTATTTAGCTGATCTTGAAGCACAAATTGTTTTTTTTCTAATTGATTATAAAGTTGTTCAGCTTTTTTAAGATCAATTCTTACTCCACGTTTTCTTATTTCAAATAGACATGGTATTAATCTCATTTCAATATTAACTATACTTTCTACATCTTCAGTTTTAATTCTAGGTAATTGTTTTTGAAATATTTGAAGTGTAAGTAAAGCATCTTCTTTAGCATATTCTCTTACACTATTGGCATGTAACTTCCATAAATTATCTTTAACTTTAGCTTTCTTACCAAAGTTAAATTGTATAGCTTGTTGTAATTCAGCTTCATATTTAGATTTTTTTAAATAGTATTGACTTAAAGATTCAAGTGAGTATTTTAGCTTGTTTTCGTCTAATAAATGCTCTATAGCCATTATATCGTATATGGAATGGTACTTAGTAAAGGCCAGTCTTGAATCGTGTGAATTTAGCCATTCCATGTCATATAAAGCATTGGCAAAAACGAGCTTTTTATTTAATTTAAGCAATTTATCAATAAAATCAACAACTTGATCATTATTAAGATTTCCACCGCCTTCGTGTCCTATTGGAAAATATTCATTATAACCACTATCCGTGGCTATAGATATACCTACTAATTTACCATCTTTTCTAAAACCACCTGGTCCTAAAGATTTAAGATTAGGATCATGTGTTTCTGTATCAATAGCTATGATACTTGATTTTTCTAATTCAGAGAACTTGAACATTTTCCTAATATAATTTCTTTGTTAATATATGTCCAAGATTTTCCGCCATTATCCATCCAAAATTTTCCAACTGTATCAAAGTCAACATATTTTTCAAAAGTTATTATTCCCTCTGCTGAAGTATTTAATAGAAGTTTAACGCAATGAATACAAGGACTAAGAGTTGTATATACAAATTTAATTTCATATACATTTCTACATTGAAGTAACGCATTTTGTTCAGCGTGAATAGCTTTACAAATATCTAAACCTTCGCCTGATTTTAAATTAGCACCAGGACAAGGTATATCTATACAATGTTCAGTATGAGCAGGTCCTCCATTATAACCTGTTGCTAAAACATGTCCTCTTTCGTTTATTAAAACACAACCTACTTTTCTTCTCGCACACGTTCCTCTTTCAGAAACTAGATTGGCCATTTTTAAAAAATACCAATCTTTTGGAATTCTATAATTATCCATTTTTAATTATTTGTAACTTATCAGGAAGTGTAAGTCCATCTTCTTTACCGATAGTAATATCGGCAGCTTGATATAAAGTTTCCACTATTCTCATTGGATTTAATTTATATTTTTCAATTAAATCATTAAAAGAAAAATCACATTCATAATTTTGAAGTGCTGCTCTTATAAGATGAGCATCTTTTAAATTAGTTTCGTATAAATGACGACTTCCAGCATTTATATATAATCTTCCTAGTTTACATTCAATTCCTAAATTATTTAAATAACAAGCAATCACAAAACTAATTGCACTAAAATTAAAACTATCGTAAGGAAGACCTAACCATAAGTCATTACTTCTCATTGTAGTAATACAATGTAAATATAATTGATCTCCTTTAGGTCTTAAAAAAAATTGCATAGCTACAGTACAAGGAATATCTTTACTTGATCTAGGATTCTCTCTCCATATAGTAAGTACAGCTTGTCTTGAATCTCTATCTTTTTTAAGTGTATCTACAATATAGCTTATTTGAGTTATTATCTTAGGACCATATGCTCCAAAGAAAGTTACACCATCATCGCTAAATCTTTTAATATTTTTCATATATTTAGAAATAGTTGAAAGATCATTTCTACCATCTAATATCCATGCTGCTTCACCAAACATAAAACGATAATTTAAATTTCTTTCTCTAATCGTCATTATTGGTAAATCCATATTTACTTCAAATGTATGATTTAATTTTTCGTATATTTTTAATTGACGAGGAGCACATTCATAATCTGGTCCTCTTATAATTTCAACTATAAAATTTTTATATTCCTGATCTAATTGATTCATATATTATTTACAAAAGCTGCTTCTTCTATTTTTTCCACAACTCTATTTAAGTCATGACCTTCTTTAAACATATCGTAACGAACAAAATCTTTACGATTTTTTAAAGGACACAATAAAGATAAAAAACTATTTTCTTTAGGATGTTTATCTTCCCAACAATTTAAATACATATCAATAACTTTGTCAATATCATTATATTCTTCATGTCTAATTTTTTTATTTATATTATGATTTTCTTTTACTTTTTTAATATCATCAGGTATACACCAAACGTAAATAGCTCCTTCACGATTTAAATATCTCCAAATATTATATGCATCATAAGAAGGTCCATCTCTATAAATATAAGAATAACATTGTTCAGATGGCCAATGTCTATCTATAATAACTAATTTACCTTTTTCTTTCATTTTAACTGCAAGTCTTGCAGCTGCTGTATGCCACAATTTCATATTATTGTGTACTCTTAAATGAATATAATAAGAATCAGGATATAACTCCTTAAATTTTTTAGCTAATGTAGTTTTTCCAACTCCATCAGGTCCTTCTAATATTATTATCCTAGCAAGCATTTAAAAAATTCTTTAGTCCTTTCTTTCGTCCAAAACTTTTTACTTAATATATAAGATTGACTACTTATTAATTCTTTTAATTCGTCATTACTACCGTTTTCTATAATCTTTAAATCAATATTTAATCCTAAAATTTTAGCTTCTTCTGGATGTGCATATATAATATTACCCGCATCGTTTGCTATTTTATATCTTACTCTCCACCAACCACTTCCTCTCATAGTATGATAATGTGGAGGACTAATCATTCCCCATACTTTTTTATATTCTTCAAATAACTCATGTTCTTTTAAACGTACTTGTTTTTCTTTTACATTTCCAAATCTTTTAACATTCCAATTAAATACTTGTTTAGTAAACCAGCTATTTTTACTTACTAAACTTGCAAGTATCCATGCTTTTTCTCTTTCACTATTTTCTTTTGAAAATAAAGTATTGTTGTCAGTATGATTTAAATAAGTATTAGTATAAGGAGTAGGATCCCAATTAATAATTTTATTTGCTTTCATTCCTAATTCGTCATAATTACCACCATCATAAGCAGGTACTAATAAAGTATGTGGCCATTTTTCAAATGCAAATGTATCAACTAAATCTTCTATTTCTTTTTTATATGGTTGTGCTTCGTCCCAATAAACTTTACCAACTGGATTTCCAGCTTGACTTACTTTCTTCCATATTCTCCAATGTCCTCTACTAAACGTTCCAAATCCTTGAACTGAATCTTTAGTTTGCCAATCATCTATTGAAATAATAGCATCGGGTCTTTTAATTATAGTGTAAGCTGCACCGTACCAATATCTTGCTGATAAACTATTAGGACCAAATACAAATACGAATACTTTATCATACATTGACACATCTTCTCCCGGGATAATTGCTTTATGAGTTACATCATGTCCTAATTCTTTTAGGACAGTAGGAAGTATTCTGGCAGAAGTTGCAATGTTTAATGGACTACGAGCAGTTCCAATTGATAATGCATTAAATCCTGTTACTAAAATTTTCATTTATTTCTCTTTCTTCTTCTATAATTTTTTCTATATTAGGAGCTTTCCAGTCTTTAGGTTTTATAACATCAAATTTAGTTCCACGTTTTCCTGTTTTATCTTTAGCTCTAATCTTATTCATATTAGCTTTCTGAACTTCATTCCATGCTTTTTCAAATGGTAAGTTAAATAACCAAGCTGTTCCTAAAGCTATATAAACTATGTCAACTAAAGCATCTAAAGCTCCAGCTGCATCTTTTTTAGTTATAGCATTAGTATATTCAGCTAATTCTTCCATTAAAAAAGCAGTTCTAAAATTAATAAGTTCACTATTATTAGGTATATTAATTTTTTCGTTTTTTTCAAAACCATATTTTTTATGAAAATTATCTATGTCTTTTAATATATCTGTCATAATAATCTTTCTTGTTCAGGTGGTTTTCTAAAATCAACCACTTGATGTATTTCTTTATTTTCTTTTTTATCTTCTATACTATTTTTAATTATCCTTGCTACATATTCCGCTACAGGTGGCATAACACTTCTCGCAATTTGTGAACCTATCGTAGAAGCTGGTCCTTCCCATATATAATCATGAGGATAACCAGCCATGTAAGCTAATTCTTTATGTCCAAATAATCTATCTTCAGTTGGATGTATATAAAAACCTCCAGCTATAACTGGTATATGTTCGTCACTTTTTAATCTCCATTTCATAAATTGAGGTCTACCCTTAACTCCATTTCTCATTCCTCCACGTTTCCAAGTTTCGGGAGGATTATATCTTTCCCATGTTACTCTTAAACTCTCTCCTTGTTTACAATATTTTAAATAAGGAATTTCACTTTTTCCTAACTTCATTAAGTGTCCTATATCTTTTTTATGTTCTAGTTTAAAATTTTTAAGAACTTCTCCAGTTGTTGGTAATGGAGAAAAGTTTAATGGTTTAATACTTAAATGATATTTAGTTGCTATAAAGAAAAATCTTTTACGACTATGATTTAATCCTGTATAACCGCCGTCAATTAATAAATGAGTTGTATAATAACCTAAGTCATTAGCTTCTTTAGTTAATTGTTGAATCATTTCATACCCACCATTCTTACTATAAACTCTAGGAACTGATTCAAGTACAATAGCTTTAGGTTTTAAGTCTTTTAATAAACTAAAAGCATTTCTCCAACAAGCTATTCTAGGGTCATCTTTCCAAGCCATCGCACCTTTTTGAGTTGATCCTAAATTAGACCAAGGAGCACATGGAGGATTACAATAAACAAAATCTACTTTATTTTTAAATTTATCTTTAGGCCAATTTTCTTCTCCTTCATAATATTCCACATCTGGAAAATTAGCTTGAAAAGTTTTTTTATAAACTCCAGGTTTCATTTCAAAATGTGCTAAAATATCAAAATGTTTTTTAACGCCTAAAGCGAATCCACCTGCGAATATGTATGCTCCTAATGCTTTCATTAATGTATTGTATAACTATACTTCGTTTCAGGCTGTAAGATGAACAAATTTTTTTTAGCTCTAGTCACAGCAACATAAAATACCCTATGTTCATCGTCAGGTTCTGTATTTAATTTCTTCCAAGTTTTATATGATATATCACTTATTACAACTACATTATCACTTTCACCACCTTTAATTGCGTGTATAGTAGATAATCTAATTCTTGCTTTATTTTTAAATATATCTCCAGATTTAACTAATAATTCAAACATTAATATATCTTCAGGATCAAGTCCGTGAATAACTTCCTGCCATTCTCCTTCTGCTAATAATCCACAATTCTCTTTTAAATATTGTAAATTAAATTCTAAATTTGTGTCTATATCTTTTAAAGTTTTAAATCCACGTTTAATTCCTACATTACTTCTTAAACAAGAATATAATTTTTGTACTTCTTCAAAAGTAATAGTTTCTCCTTTATTTAATTTGATCCATGATCTAATGGCTATGACGAATTTATTTGCTTTAAATTCTTGATATCCTCTTTCATAAAACCAACCCATACGTTTACAATAAGATTCAGCTCTATGTAATTGATATCCTGATCTCGCTAATATTAACCATTCTCCTGAATTCATATTTACTTCTTCTATAGAAGATATTTCAGTTATACTTCCTTCTTCATCTTTAGATGTCCATTCTTTAGATTGTCTTAATGAAATTCTATTAGTAATATTACAAGCTAATCTATGAATTACTTTAGGAAGTCTATGACTCTTTGGTAAAACTTTAACTTCACCTTTTATATTTAAAAAATTAGTTACATCAGCTCCTGACCATTTATATATAGCTTGATCATCGTCACCTGCTATATATCTTAACTTACAATTTTTAGTTAATTTTTCAATTACTTTCCATTGCTTTATAGTTAAGTCTTGTGCTTCATCTACAAATACAATGTCTAAATCAGGTACATATTCTTGTTCTAAAAATACGTCTAACATATCTGTAAAGTCAAGAAGATTTTTAGCTTTTTTAAAATTAGAATATGATTTACTAAAATAATCTTGTTCTTCCCAACTATGTTCACACTCAAGTTCTTTCCATACTGATTTTAAATCTCTTTCGCTTGATCTTGCAACTTCATCACAAAATAATAATAAATCACCTTTTTTACTTCCTATAATGAGACCTGAATTATCTTCTTCTGATACTCCTGACATTTCTACTCTTACTAATTCACTAAATTCTTTTATACGTTCTCCTTTA